GAAGAGTAGCACCATCATTATCTAATGTAGGATCTGTCGCTTTAGCACCTAAGTATCTATCATCGAAAGTATCTAGCGCCAGTTCAGCTGCTGTTTGAGCTGTCTCTGCAGCTACCTGAGCAGTCTCGGCATCGTTTTCAGATGACTGTGCTGCGTTCTCAGAAGCTAGAGCATTTATTTCGCTAATCTCAGCGGCATCTTCTGATGCGAGGGCCGCTACAGCACTTGCTGCAGCATTGGATTCACTTAGTGCTGCTGCTGCAACTGAGTCATCAATAATAACTTCGCTACCAGCAAGACCATCGTAGAATGAATTTCTAGCCATACTATATCTCCTAAATTAAACTGCTTGAGAACGTAGAGCTGTATATACCGCCCTTAAGTTCTGCTCTAGCAGCTTTACTGTTTAATCTAGTTATCTTATCTGTAACCAGTCCAATATATCTAGCTTCTGTTTCACCGTCTCCAAGAAACGATGATCCAAATGCTAACGCAGAATATAGAGTCAATTCATATTCCTGTAAAATGTAGGGAATTTGCTCTACACCACCAACCACAGTTCCGATAGGTAAATCTGCTTTGTAAAACTTAAGCACGTATTCACCAGTAGCCTTTTGTTCACCATTCTTATCCGTTATGAATAGGTGATTAGCCTCTCTAGTGAATGAATTGGCAATCTTGTTATTGTGAAAGGCTTTAGAGTCTACTCTATTAAGAACAATATCATCAGTCTTATCAGAATCTGTCCAGGTTCCACTAGCGGCCGAACAGGCTGCTGAAGTTAAGTTAACTGTTGGATTAACTGTACAAGTTCCTTTATTAATCTTTCTAAGCTCCTGAAGTTCTAAGTAGCCCGTAGGAATAATAATATTAGAGTTAACTTCCGTTATCGAAAATTGCTCTAGTCTTTCCATTGGAGGAACTCTTAGGTCTTCATAGACCATTGCCTCGCCCATCTCAATAAACTGGTCTATCTGTGAGTTCGTTAAGTCTGATCTATTTAGCCAGTCAGCTACCGCTGTTCTAAGTGTAGCTTGATTGTTGATTGCTGCCATAATTAGCCTCCTAGGCTGTAACGATTACTCACACCACCTGTTAGTAGTTTAGGGTATTCGGTTTTAATAATTCGCTTCAGTCTCTCAACCACTTTAAGGTCGGAACCAAAGTCATCTGAATGTACATCTATTTTGTATTTAGAATATATATCAATAGCGATTATGTCAGGGATGATAAACAAGCTTCTTGCGGTTGTATTGCGTTGAATTTCACCTCTCATCATGTGGGCGTACTGAAGGTGACCTTCAACGTCCTGTGAGGCGCCGAAGCCCTCACTAGTGATGTTTCCATTAAGACTATTCATATATATTCCTCAATATAAGAAATAGCCCCTACCAGAATTGATAGGGGCTAAATTACCTAGTTATTAAGCTAAGTTGTCGATTAGACCGTTTGCAGCTGGGTTTGAACACTCAAGCGTACATTCGTGAACCATAAGGGCACGTAAGCGATCACCATCTTCAGAGATATCTCTGTGGTGTAAAGGACGTAATGTTGCCATCTTGAACGTAGACGCATCAAAAACTAATACGTTGTCGTCAGCAGCAGCAGAAGCAGCGCCAGCACCAGTACCAGTAGAACCCATAACGTAGTTAGGTACAACCTTAACAACACCGAAGTCTGTCTCATAGATTTCAACTGATTGACGTAACTTACCAGAATCATCGATGTTACGACGAACGTTACCGTTAGCAGCTTGACCTTGTGCAGCAGTTGAGAACAAGCGCTTAACACGTGGAGACATCATAAGTGTATTTGGACGACCACCATTCTCGTAACAGTTTTGCATTACTTGGTCAACTTGTGACAAAGAGAATGCAGCAGCTGAACCAGCAGATGTAGGTACGTTAGAACCGTTACCAGCACCTAAAGTGATTGCACCAGCAGAAGCATTTACTGTATTAGCAGCAGTTACCCATGATTGGAATCCACCCATTTTACGGTTACCAGAAGTAGACTTAACGCCTTTACCAGTAGTCAAAGTCCACTCGATGTCGCGCATCAATTCTTTACCACGCTTCTCAGACTGGTATTTGAATTCTGACTTACGGCCAGCTTTGTCTACAGCTTCGATAGAACCTGAAACTTCAATAGACTTAGTGAAAATTTGAGCTTGGTTAGCTAGACGTGAAATCTCAGGACCAGTAGATACTGTACCTGGGAAGCCTGCGCCTTCAGCTGCGTTGTTGTCGCCTGGAGTTGCTAGCGTGTCAGTTGACCATTCGTGAGACACAGCTTTAGCTGAAGTCTTACCAATAGATGACATGAACGGAGTTTCATCACGAACGATGTTTGAGATGAAGTTTGCAAGATCTTCGCGTTGCGAGTTTGCATTTGATGTATTAAAAACTGTAGCCATTTTATATTCTCCTAGAATATGCTAGAAGAGCTCAGAGCCTCCGAAGATATCGTCATACACACCATCATTCAAAGTCTGTAGATCCTTATCAGATCCCTTTCCTTTGTCAAGTCTCGTACGAGCTTCGTTAGTCTTGCCCTTCTTTTTTATTTTATTCGAAACAGGTTTCTTTGTAGGAACTTTCTTCACAGGTACTTTTTTTCGTTTTATAGCACCTTTAGAAGCGGATGATTTCAATCTACGGTAGTCATCGATAAACTTAGCAATGATAGGATCTGTAATGGTCGCAACGAAAGCTTCGGGAATACCCTGCTCTACTGCGAACTTATAGTTCTCCTGTGCAATCTCTTCACTCCAGTCTGGGATATGTTCGGCTATTTCCTTTTGGAATGTTTCGAACTTTTCCTTCATGTCGCTTTGTGATTGCTCTTTGCTATTTTCATCCATCTTAGAAATCAATGATTCTCTATCACCTTTACGCTTTGTGTATTCGTCTTCTAGAGCCTTATACTTATATTGTAAAGTTGCTAGGTCGTCATCAACGCCCTCAACGTACTCACCCGCTGCTACCTTGTCCATAATTTCTTTACGGCCATTTAGTAGCGACAGATCTCTTTCGTCCTGCTGGCCAATCAAATCCTTATTAATCTGTTCATACAGATTGGACTTTTCTTGTACAGCTTTTAGTTCCTTGGCCTGTTCCGCCAATTCTTGACCTTTCTTAGTCTGGCTTTGATTTGTCTGATAACCCTTGACAAGCTCGTCCAATGTAACCTCTGATTCGTCACCGTCAATTTTAACAGGGACTTTAAAGGTCATATCTAACTCACCATCTTCCTCTTCCTCAGCTTCATCATCTTGGGTAGACTCATCGTCATCCTCATCTTCATCTGTATCGTCGGTTGTATCATCTTCATCTTCATCAACATTTTCAGCGTCCTCGTCAGCTTGGTCGTTTTCTTCGCCTTCGAGTTCTTCTGTGTCATCTTCATCGTTCTGGGTAGATACCTCTTCATCGTGAGCTGGCTCCATAGTGCCATCTCCGACTGCCTTATCTAGTAAAGCGTCGATTGCATCATCCATTGCGTTGTCAAATCCTGTATCATTAGTGTTTGCATCATCAGCTGGGCTGGTAGAATTTTGTTCACTCATAATTGTTTTCCTATCCTATTATTTAAATAGGCTCTGCATGAGAGCCTCTCATCATCACATCTAAAGTTCTCAACAGAACTTACTTTTTCTTCTTTGGAAGTCTTTCTTCCAGTTCCTTCTTCAGCATAATCATATCAAGACACGGTGTAGAATTGGTTCTTACATAAGAAGCTCCAATACTCATATCCGTAATCATTACACTTATGATTGAATCTATATTATCAATCGCTTTCAACGTTGCTTCACTCATCATCTTCTCCATCTAACTCTCGTGTTTTATTTTTCTTCGCTATTACAGCTCTTTCAATATTATTCTGAACTGCTCCTAACGAAATTGCCTGGTGATAAATAAACTCCCTTGACTGCGCTTCATGATGCTTAGTATCAAGCCACGCTTTGAAAAGATCGTTCATCAGGTCTTCATAGACAAATGTAAAGGTATCTTTGATATCCTCACATTGCCATCCTTTTTCTAGGACTCTCTTGGCGTCATCGTACGGTGTAACCTTCTTAGGTTTACCATCAACGCTTTTGTGTCCTGGAGCTCTCTTATAATCCATCTCTCATCTTCTCCAGATTTTAGTTTAAAACTTTACTTTCAATTTAAGAGGCATAGGCTGCTTAGCCGCCCTCTTCTTTTTAGCGTCATCAGCTTTCTTAGTATTACAAGGTTCCATACCGTTTCCCTTGTCTACAGAGCAACCACTAGTATTACCGTAGTTAGCCTGTGTAGCTCCGCCTTTGTAACTTTTTCCGATACCCATTATATTGCTCCTTGTTGTTGCTGTTGTTGTTGCTGTTGCATCATTAACTCTTCTTGTTCCGCTTGAGCTTGTGCCTCACCTTCAGTGTCTTTATATAAAGATGGGAAGTCAACCTGCATAATCTCAGGTTCAGCTGCACCATCTTTAGTAGCTTTGATCTTAATCTCAGCCCAGCTTCTATTAGAATCGTCTTGAGCCTCTAGTAACTGTCTTTGATTATCAATCTTCTTATTGTCCACTTCCGCTTTAACTAAGCTAATGTTAGCCTTAACAGTTTCCATTTCAAGTTCCGAAGATGCTTGAGCTTGCTGTTGTTCCTGTTGAATCTGTTGTTCAACTTGCTGCATAGCTTCTTCATCTTCTGGATCTACGAAGTAATCTAAAGGATCGAAACCCATTGATTGCAACATTTGGTTACCTAAGTTGAATGCGGCATTAGGTGAGATGTACTTTCTAGCTTCAGGATCCTGAGCCATCTGTGGTAATAACTCTGCAACTTGAGCAAGCTTTTGCTGCTGGCTGCTGTTAGAGTTTTCACCAAGGTTAGCTTGAATGTCTAAATCCATATTAGAAGGGATACGCTGAAGATCTAAAGGAGAAATTGATGCATAGCCCTTTTCGGTCTTATACATAATGTCTTCTTTGATATTCTGCTTCATCTCTTTAAGAACACCACGACAAAGGTCTTTTAACCCTGTCTCCATAAATCTTCTGGCGATGTGCTCAATACGAATCTGAGCAGCTGATTGGGCTGCCGCTGTCTTCTCTGCAGAGTTTCCTGATACGTAAAGCGCATCATTCAGTCCCATGGAAGCTTTTGTCAAACCAGTAGATTGCTCTTTCTGAAGTTGTAAGAACTCTAACATACCTTGTGTTCCAGAGCTGATAGGCTCAGGATTAAGTTGCTGTACAGAGTTAACAGGTGATCCATTCGTTGCAATGATTTGCTTTGGAACTGGATTCTGTAATGCTGCGAAGTCAACTACATTTGGATCTGCTAACGTTCTCCCGTAGTTTCCGTAATAAACATTCTCAACGAATCCACGCATGATAGCTGTAGTAGCTTGCATCTGTGGGCGAACCATATCTGCTAGAGATAGTCCAAAGTATTCGTGGGGAATTTCAATAGGGTTTAGGTCTGCTATAGGGATGTAAGAAATATCTTCTTCAAGAAGAATGTCCTCGCCAGCTTTAATGATATGCTTTAACTCAGCAATGCCGTCACCATCTCTATCGGATCTTATCCAACATTCAATTACGTCGACAATCATATTGGCCTCTTCATCCTCATCATCGTGAGTATGAATATTCTCAATACCTGCCGCGTCTCTGCGTGCGAACTTCTCAGAAGACCAATTAGAACCCCTTGATGCTTCTGCATTCTCACCCAACTCAGTAAGATCCTTTTTGAATTCAGGGAACATTTTTCTGATCTCAGAATGAGTCAGCTCTGTTACCTTACCTACGAACGTAGCATCATGGACACTAGTTGCAGACCTATTGATTAAGAATGTTTCAGGTGGGATTGCATCGATAGACACTTTGGACTTATCGATTCTTCTTTTTAACCTGACATTCTGATAGGTAATCTCTGGGTTCAAAGGATCTGCATCCTCATCCATTTCCAGGTCACCTACTATCTCTACGTTTGAGTCCGCTAGGATCTCATCTAAAACTGCTTGAGGAATTGATTCGTATTCCTCTATTTCATATTCTGCATCTTCTACCCATGCCCAAGAAGCTATACCGTTACCATATAAGAACGCTGACTTGATCCAAGTATTAAGGATTCTCCAGCCATCGTTACTATTAAAGATACAGTAGTTAACAACATCAGAAGCTGTCTTAGCATCATGGATGTCTCTTGGGTTTGCTGACCTTGGTACAAAGTTTGCAAGTTTGTTATTGTCTAGTAATAATTTAACAACTAACGAGGTATAACCCTCGATGATTTCAACCGTATCCGAAGATACTATTTTGGAAACGCCTTGAGGAGCTAGATCACCTCGTGGGTCCATTGTGTATTCGTACGTAGCACTTTCTCTTTTCTTTGAAAGATCAGATGAGCCTGTTAGACCGCCTACACTATTTCTTACTCGTGAGTCAATTGATAATATCAATTCCTCATCAGTTACTTTTTTGTGATCCATTCTCACTCTCTCCGTGTTCCCTATACCAAACCAGAGATAAGGTATTATCCTTATAGCCAGTTGGTATCTGCTTGGGTTGAATAGTTGTTAGTTTCCCCGAAGGAAAACGCTCGATTTGTTAAGGCATTTCCGTGTGTACGCCATGCCTCACAACATATAGCCAAAGCCATTACTGTGTCGTCATGATGTCCAGGAGCTGCCTGCATCTTCTGATTGTCACCAACCAGGATATAGTTTCTTAATTCATCAATCATTAATTGACTTGGTATACTTACATCAAAATCTTTAATCAATGCCTGTAGGTTAGAGATGATAGGAGTCTTAGTGGCTCCTGTCGTTCTAAAACCAAATGAGTTTACATCAGTAGTATAAGCTATGTTAGCTGTTTTCTTCTGCTGATATA